TGACGGTTCTAAACTCGTCACCGTCAAGCTTTCCTTTGCTGTAGGCTTGACTCAGCTGTCTCATGGCTTGCTCAGCCTCGACCGCTCCACGACCGGATAGTGCCAGCATCTTGTTCAACGTCGTCATCGAATCAAACAGGCGGTCAATCGGAACGCCCTGAGACTCAGTAGCCTTTCGTAGACGAATGAACGTCTCCGTAGTGGACGATAGACTCTGTCTGGTCTCCTTGGCGATGTCGAACAACTTCTGCTGAATGTTGTTGAAGTCCTCGGTGTCCTTAGCAACAAGTCTGATCCTGTTGGACATGTTCTCGAACGTGTTCGACATCTCCAAGTAGCCTCGAACTACAAGGAATCCTCCCAGGGTCGCAAAGGCGCGTTGCGCGAAGTAGACTTGGTCAGCCATACCCCTCATCCCCTTCGCAGTCATTCGAGTTTGCGAATGCAACCTGGCGAGTGCCAGCCTGTGTCTCCTAGCAGCAGCCTCGGCAGAGTTGTGTGCCCTCTCAGCATCCTTCAGAACCATGTTCTGCTGACGCATTGACCTTGCTAGCTCCTTCGTATCAGAGGCTATTTTTGAGTTCAACCACTTCCCAGCTGCCGCCTTTTTTGCAGCAGCAGCCCGCTGGGCCGCATCTGCCTCCTTCTTGCTAGCCGCCAGCGATGATTGTGCAGACTTGGTATCAGCTGCGATCTTTGCATTCAGCCATTTGGTGGCAGCAGCCGACCTGGCAGCAGCAGCCTTCTCAGCAGCAGCCGCCTCAGCCCTACTGGCCTTCAAAAAAGACTCAACAGACTTAGAGTCTGCTTTGATCTTTGCTGTCAACCACTTCCCATCGGCAATCCTCTTGGCAGCGGAGGCTTTCTCGACAGCCTCTTCCTCTGCTTTACCAGCTTTCCAAGCAGATGCTACTGACGCATTGTCAGATTTGATCTTTGAGTTCAGCCATTTCTCAGCAGCAGACTTCTTTGCAGCCGCTTCCCGCTCAGCCTCTTTGATAGCTTTTGCAGCCTCGCGCTCTGAGGCCCTAATTGACCTCTCTCGAACACCATTGAGCCATCGCTGACTCTTTTCAATCTCCTTCCGTTTAGCTTCCTCGGCTCTCTTTACCGCAGCGGCTTCGTCAGTAATTGACTTATTGCTGCTAGTCTTCTTCTTGGCTTCATCAACAGTGCTTTTGCCACCGACCTGCTGACGAAGTGCCTTGAGTGCGCTCTGAGCTTTTGCAGCCTCCTCTGCAATCGCTCGAAGCATCTTTGCAACATTGCTGGCGCCCTCCTGGGTCACCTTGATATTCAATGATTCGTTCTGAGCCATGGTCGGTACCTAAAATTTCCACACTTTGATCCGCCTTGCTGCAAGCAAGCCGTTATCGATCGCCTCTTGAAGTGTTCTCGGGTTACTTGGCCAGTCTCCTGCCCAGAGCTTAGGGGTGTAAGAGATTCGATTCGTCAGCCAAAGTGCTGGTGGTTTCTGCCGTCCTGGCAGTGGCTTGTAGTTTGCGGCGACGTCCCTGGCTGTATTGGCAGCCACGAATCTGGCCGCTTGAGCAGCCTGCTTGTGTACCGTTATGTTGGTCTTGTCGCCCTCTCCCCGATCGACAAGCTTGCCACGCTTTATAGTTGTATTTGATCTATCTACATTGACAAGCCTGACCTTTGGTGAGTGCCCAATAGAAGCCGTCCAGTTCACCACCGACTGCGACGACCAGACCGGGTTGTATGCAAAAATGAAATCTGAGATTCCTACGAACGCACTGACCACCATCCGATTCACCGATTGCTCTAGGTGATCAGCTCGACGATTCATCCTTTTGATGAAGCTGTCAAAGGCGTCTTCCATTGCGCTCGCTACCCACCTCCGATCTTATCAGCTCTGAAAGCTAGGTAGGCATTATCCATAGCCCGGACATTGTGGAAGCCCATCCGGCGCTGCCTACCAGTGATCTCATGCTCGTTGCACCAGGAAGCTACAGCCGTCCAGGGAATCGGCCCCTCCTGCATACCTATATAGCGGCAACTATGTAACTGAAAAAACGCCCGATAGAACAGCTGGAGCCCCCGATGAAGCTCGGGGGCATCCAACATCTTCTGTGGGAGCGGGCGCCCAGAGCGGGCACACGACGCGATGATTGCGGCCTCGTCTACACCAGCGTGCTCAAGCTGGTACAGCAAGACCTCTACAAGTTTTTTTCGTCGAACTCGTCAGACTCGCTCTGGTAGTTCGAGATGTTGCCTGCGAACTCGCGAACATCAGCAAAGAACGCCGGCAGCTTGAGCATGATCCGCTTTGCTTCTTGAGGGGAATACTGAATCTCTTGATCCCCCTCTTTGACGTTCTCCCAGTTGCGGACAACTGCATGTGCATAGGCTGCGACCACAGCCTCATGCACCTGCTTCTTCATCGAGTCCGACATGATCATCTTGTCGGAATCGAGATACCGGCGGTAGGGCCGAGTGTGTCGTTCCATAGCCTTCTCATACTCGGGATTGCCGTCCCCAGCGAATGCGATCAGAACACGGCAGTCGCCGTACTCCACCCACTTGCCGTTCTTCTGAAGATCCGTGTCGGCACTGAAAGTTTCAAAGAGTCCCATTTTGTTTCGTTCTTTCTTGGTTGTTCGTTCTTAAAAAAGGCCCCGAGGAATATCCTCGGGGCCTCGACTCTACATCAGAGCGCCACCGATGACTAGGCAGCAGCTGCGTCGGGGAGGTAATCCCACCAGGACATCATCACGGTGTGGTCCAAGTTCTGGTCGATCTTGGCGCCAGAAGCAGCCTCGAACGTGATGGGCACCATGATAGCGGTGTCGGACTCGACATTGGGTCGGCCATCGCCCAGGGTCACGAGCGGGAAATCAATCGAGATGCCCTGATTCGCTTTGGTCAGGTGGAAGTCGATGCTCACATCCGCGTTGCTCTGGATGAGCGTGGTGGTCGCCACGTTGGCGTAGTAGGCGTTCAGGCTGCCAGAGACAGCAAAGATGCCAGCGGTGATGTCGAAGGCTCCAAGGATGCCCACAGCCTTGTTGGCCGTGAGAGTGTTGTCGATAGTGAAGTTCAGATCCTGGATGAACGAGAACACCTGGGTAGGAACCTCACTGGTCGTTGAGTGTTGCGCCATGTTGATCCTGGCGACATCAGAGGACGAGTTGTACGCCTCAGACTCGACCAAAGCAGGTCGAGCGCCTGCATATAGAGCAACATCAGAAGCCTTCTGCTCCACCGTGGTTCCCATGAAGGAGATGTCGAAGGTCATCTTGTCAGCAGTGGCGATGTTGACCTGGAGCGTGGACGGGACCGCACCCTTGAGGTACTCGGCCTGCGGGATGGTGTGGGTGTCATCCGAGTAGCCGAGCTGGCGCTCGATCATGTAGCTGCGGCGAACGATGTCTGCGGCCACACCACGGTTGCGAAGAATGCGAGAGGCAAAGAAGATCCGAACCGGGGTGCTTCCAGCCTCGGTGACGAGAGCAGCCTCCGACTTGTCGATAGTGAGTGATCCGGCAGCAATCGCTCGAACTCGCTTATAGCCGTTGTTCGCAGCGGTCTGCATTTGATCGCCGGTCACGGCAGTCGGATCATCACCACCGACGAAGATGAACTCGCCAGGGATGAGACCAAGCTCAGTGAGATCTTTGACAGCCGCCGTGTAGGTTGGGTAGGCACCACCAGGGGCTGCCACGTCCAGGTCACCAGAAGCGAACTCGAAGCCGACTCGACGAATGGTCGCGCTCTCACCAGAGGTGTTGACTAGAGTCTCGCTGACCACGATGGTGGTTGCGGTGGACGACACGACGGTCTTCAGTCCGTTGTTCGCAGCGTCTGCGAAACCTTGAACGAAGATCAGGTCACCAGCAGCATAGTTGCTGCCGGTAGCGGACGGCACCGTATAGGTGGTGGTAAGAGTGACTTCGTCACTGGTAGTCTGATCCTTGGGCTCAAGGTCTGCGTAGAAGACGCCCTGGCCGACATCGGGCAGAGCCTCTTGGGTCAGGTCGCCGCTGAAGCCACCGCTGGCGTCAAGATCAGTGAGGACACCTTTCTTCCGCTGACGATCATTGACGATCGGAGCGCGGGCGACGTTGGTGACCTGGGGTCCGAAGTCGGAGTAGCTGTTCGGCTCCAACTCGATCCAAGGATTTCCGGTGTTCGGAACACCGAGCGAGGTCTCTTCCTGGTAGGCGAGACCAGTAACGTTGGAATCAATTTTGTTCACTGCGGCCATGGTTGATGTCCTCTATCTGATCAGGTCGTATAAGAATGTAACAGTAAGAGCCACTACGTACCAAGTACCTTGTGGACCTATATTGGTGATCTTGGGATTGCGGAACCATACACCACCAGGGCTTTTGGTTCCTGTAAATGCGTCCGCTGCGACAGAAATTAGTGGCAGGGCATGGATCGAGCCCTTGTCTGCCTGGATGTGCAGGAAGGCCATCAGGGAGCCCTGGTACTCCTTCTTCGTCCCGACCGGGCCACGAAGAGACGCCGTCCTGGAAGTCTCCCAGAGCGTCTCTACGGGAAGGTACGGGGACGGGTTGTCGAAGATGTCGGCAGCGCCCTGCTTCCC